GTTACTTCAGCACCGAAAGCGTTGATGGACAACTCCGAAGCCGTACCGGAAGCGGCAACCGAGAGAACATCTGTTGCTTCCATTGTGATACCAAGCGTCAAAGTGGTGCTATCGTTCGCGGCAACAGGGACATCGTACGCCAGGTAGTGCTTATCGCTAATGGCGTCACCGTCGGTTCTAAGAGCCAAACGGAATGTGTCTGCCGCTGATGCTCGGTTGGCAATAACAATCGTGCTGATAACGGTTTCTGTGGACGCTGGAACCGTATACAGCGTGGTGAGTGACGCTGATGTCATGTCCAACTGACCGAGTGTTTTGTAACTACTTGCCATTCTATGCTCCCATTAGTAAAAAGGTCTGCTCGAAACCAACATCTCCGCCACCGACAGCCGACCAGGATGCTCCGGTGTAATACTCTAACGAGTCTGTGTCCTTAAGAAAGGTAACCATACCCTCTGCTACTGCTGTGCCGAGAGCGGTGGCACGAGCCGCCGTTCCAGCAAAAACCATAACGGATTGTTGCATCAGGTAAGTGTCTACCTCTACAGCGGTAAGAACCTCACCTGCCACAAAATCTTTGAAGCCAGCGCCAGCCATTTTACTCCTAGAACCCTAAGTATCTATTGTCTAGTGTACCGAAAATTGCGTCGTCAAGTACGAGGAACGTCCAGTCGAGTGCAGATACACCAATCGTAACATCGTGTCGGTCAACCTGGATGTCATGGTCGAGCCTGATTACCTGACCGTACTGGATAATCGGGTCACCGATGTCGTTAGGTGTGAACGTCATTTTTACAATGTCACCAAGTTCGAGACCCAGAACCTGAGCCCTGTTTACTGTGGTCATGGTGTCTAGGTTCATACGGACACCAGCGAAACGATATTCTGGGTCAGCGTATTTGTTGACCACAAAATTTGCTAGGTTTTGTAGTTGCTCAAAACTGTTCACCAGGGTTTCTAGGTTTTCCTCAATCACGCCGTAAACGGTTTGTGAACGCTCGTTACCAGCGATTGCTGTCCCGGCAGAACTCGTCACCGAAACAGAGTTCACCAACAGTTCGGTTCCATAGTTCACCAAAACTTGTGTGTACGGAACCCCGGTTCCATCGTCCGCAAACTCAACCAGATTTGTTGACGAAGGTGTTGCATCACTCCTCGACAGGAATGTTAGGCTTCCGTCTCGACCAATAAACAACTGCCCCTGTTCTGACGTGGTTACCTTCTGTAAGTATTCCAGGGCGTTACCGTCGAACACATCAGTACCGAGTGTGGACTCACCTTCGCTAATGGTCCGGTTGGTTGCTGGCCACGCAACAGACTCCATGTCCAGTACGGCAGAAACCCTAGCCCCGGACAGTTGTGTTGTGGCTGTACCCGGTGTCAGTTGTTGACGAGCCAGTAGGGTGAAGTCGTCAGACGCAACAATTTCAGCACGAGAAATACCACCGGGTTCGTAACCGAAGTTCCAGTCGTCGATTACACCAGTGAACTGCCGGACACCATCCACAGTAACCCTGACAGGTCGGCGTGGAATAATCTGCCCAAAATATGGTCCAGTCGTATAGTTCGGGTCGAACCTTCGTGTCTGGTTGTTCAAGGTGATGGTTACAGCACCAGCGGAGTAACGGTCTAGGTCGCGGTTCTTACCTCGTGTAATTGTGGTTTGTAACATCTCCCCGGTGATGTCTGCAAACGCCACCCCACCCAATGTGTACACAGTATTGTCCAACACACCAGCGATAGCGTCGTCAAGAATAAACCCCTCGACGGTTCCGAACTCGACTACTGTCGCCATTATGCTCTCGCAAATACCGGACCGGAAAGACGCTCGTACCGCTTTATCTCGCGCACAATTTCCTCACCGATACGACCACCGTTAGCACCCATACCAGCGTTCACCGTAATGTTGTAGGTCGAACCCATGCTCATGCCAGGTTTCAACGGGATAACAGCCTCGTCGTAACGACCCTCACCAATGTTGGCAATAATCCCACCCTGTTGGGCTTTGACGATACCACCGTCCTCAAGCCTTGGAAGGTTCAAGGTGGGGATTGTGGGCAAATTGAACCCAATGGTCAACGCAGGGTTGTCACCAATCGCCGGAATGGTGAACGATAGCCGGTTGATACCACGAATAATGTTGTTGATGCCACTGATGAAAAAGTTAACAAAGTTCTCCCACATCGAAATGTAGCCATTGACCATAGACTTGAAGAAGTTACCAATGTTTTCGAGAACCGTAAAAAAGCCTTCCTTGAACCCATCCCAGGCGTCACCGAGATAGGTTACAAATCCGTCCCACAAACCAGGAAGCCACTCACCAAACACATAACCAAACCATTCTCCGATAGCGGTTGCGGTGGTGGTTACGAACTCTACGAACACAGCCCACGCCTCACGACCAACCTCAGTCTGGGTAAAGAAAAACACCAGACCAGAAACCACAGCCACCAAAGCGGTCAGTAACGCACCGAGAGGGTTTGCCAAAATAACCTTGTTGAACAAGAACATGGCAAGTTGCCCAGCAATAATCGCGGTGTTCCAAGCCTTCACAGCCACAACTGCCGCTGTAATACCCACCAATAGAACAGCAACAATGTCAGCGTTGGCGGTCAAGAACGCGGTAAACGACTCGATTATTGGTAACAGAATCGTCAGCACCGCCACGAATGACGGTAGTAAAGCACCAGCAACCTCGAACACGAGTTCAGCAATATTGAACATCGTAGGCAATAGCGGTGTAAGAACCGTTATCAGTTGTGGTAACGCCCCGATAAGCAATGCTAATACCGGCATCATGGACTGGAAAGCCGGAATGAGTGCGTCACCCACCTGCCGTACAACTGGTTTCAGTTCCTCAACCAGGTCCATCAGCATCGGGGTAAGACTCTCACCGATACCGATACCAACATCTATAACCTCGTCCTTGAGCAAACCAAGTTGGGCACTAAATGTCTCCAACTGTTTCTCGGCAACTTCCTCGGTCGTTCCACCAGCGTTACGAAGTTCAGCCTCGTACTCACGAATAGCGTCGGACGAACCCAACAGAGCCTGGATAACACCCAACGAACGGTCAGAGAAGCCCAACTGCAACAAGGTTGCCTTTTGCATTTCGTCAGACTGACCAGCAAGCGCGCCCTCAAGGTCGGAAATAATATCCGCCATGTTTCGCATCTCACCCTCGGAGTCGAACACAGCAACACCCAGATTGCGGAACTCGTCAGCGTTCTTGATGCCCTTGGTTGTCAGGTCACGCAACGCCATAGACAAGTTGTTACCAGCGTTTTCTGCCTTGATACCCTGGTCAGCCAGAGCCGCAAGAACAGCAACACCTTCCTCAACATCCTTGCCCAAAATCTTCAGCGACGCACCGGCTTTGGTTGTCAACGCTGTCGAGAACTGCTCCACAGATGCGTTGGCCAGGGTGTTAGCCTTCACAAGAACATCGGACACCCGAGCCATGTTTTCCATGTTCTCGGCGGTGTCGTCACTTGTCAGACCGAGCGCAGACTGAGCGTCAGTAAGCAAGTCGGTGGCTTGAGCCATGTCGAACATACCGGCTTGAGCAAACTGTGCCACCCTCGGCAAAGCGGCAATGGATTGTTCAGCATCCAAACCAGCAGACGCAAGGAAGAAGTACGACTCAGCCGCTTGTTCAGCCGAGAATGTTGTGGTTTTTGCAACCTCTCTAGCCGCATTGGACATGTCCTGGCTCAACGCTTCAGACACATCACCCATAATGGCGAGCGATTGGTTCATTGCCGCATCGAAGTCAGCAAACGCCTTTACCGAAACAGCACCGATAAGGCCCACAGCGGCAGTCGCGCCAGCGGCAACCTTACCTACGCCTGTGGCAAATCCTTTGAGTTGTGCTTCTGCCTTCCGTAACCCTCTAGGGTCGGACTTGTATGTGATTGGCAGGACAATGGGTTTTACAGCCATTAGCGAATACTCCGATTGTACTTTTCAACGAACGCATTTAGTATGAGTAACGCCCCACGTATGGCTTCTGGTTTGTGTTTCAGCCACGACTTCCAGATAAAACGACCACCCCTACCAACCAGGGGGTAACGGTCTTGAAGAACTTTTGTCATCCGTCTACCTGAAGCAGTGTAACCAGCGCTCCTCGACCCGGCACGCTCGGTAATTGCAACGGTACGGTTGAACCCTTTGTCCTCACCAGCCACAGCAATCAACGCTATTGCGCGACCATCTTTCGCTGTCGGGTTGGTGCGAATGGACGCCTTCACATTACCCCAGGTTGTGGTCATACCAGACATGGGTGCAACCTTGGGGAAGTCAGCAACAATGTTAGCGGCTGGACCCTTCAGAGCCTTACGAAGGTCTCTTGCCAATTCTTTACGAACCTTGTCCGGTAAACGACCCAATTCGCGTTGAACAACAATACGAGTTCGTGTGGGAACCTCGATAGACAACTGGACCGCTTCTTGTCCAGGCTTTATGTTTGCGTCAATAGCCACCGAAACTCCTAACGCTACCAGTCTACCGTTTGCGTGATGCCTGTTGTTGCTTCTGCGCCCGGTGAACTAGATAACGGTTCATGGTCCACAACATTCTCGGTTCGAGAGACATCAGTTCGGTGGGACCAATCCCTGTTTCGCAAGCGATTGAGGCTATCAACCAGTGCATCGACTGGTCGCCCAGGCCCTTTATTTTTTTGGGTCAGCCGCCTGAACCATGTCCACAGACTCAAGCCACTTCTCAAAATCGTCCTTGGTGTTACCGACGCGATGCTCAACATGCCACGCCAGAAACATCAGGTGAGTAATCTTGACCGAGTTCTGTAGGTTAGCCATTGACAGGTCGAACTTTTGTTCGAACGCAACAATGTCTACAGCCTTGCCAACAATGTCCCTCGTTGTGCCGTCAGAATAAACGACTTGTAGGTTGAAGTTCATTGTTGTTAAGCCGTTCCTCTAGTAACCGCACCATCAACTGGCCAGGTAACAGACATGGTTGCCAGGTCACCAACAGAGTTAGCGAAAGGCTGGGTCTGGGTAACCAAGCAGTTGAACGAATACTCTGGGTTCGTTCCCGAAGTGGTTGCCGAGGTGGGCTTTACGGTAACCGCAACGGTCCCACCGAGGTTATCGAACAGAGTTTCGTCAACCGAACCAGAAGCAAAGTCCTGGTGGAAGTCGAAGGTTGCAGAGGCGTTCTTCAAGCCACCAATGCGTGTCCGGTAAGTTGAACCGAACGGCGTGGTCTCTTGCTCGTCCACCTCAATGTCGAGCGATACCGATGCAAGCGAACTGGTGAAGTCAGTTCCTGCAATGGAAATCGTGTAGTCAGTAGCGACAAACTTTGCCACGTTTGCTCCTATTCCGCGAAAACATTTACTGTGAAGTCAGCAGATAAATAACTGACCTCACCTAATGATACCGTACCAATGTTACTCATCTCCACGACACGAACGTCGAAAGCGTTACCCCCGAGTGTCTTGTCTGACTCGATAGCCGACTTGACGCCTGAGGTGGTGAACGCATATCCGTCTAGTTTGCGTTGTGCGGTACGGTCTGACGCACGACTAACAAACAGGGTGACAGTGAAGTTGTATTGTGTAAGACCGCCACCGTAAGCCTGGTCGTACGAAATATTGTCCAACTGGATTATTGCAATCGGAACATTTATTTGCTCGGGAACATCAACAGATGTCCGTAAACCACTAATCGTACCGAGATTGGTGGCTAGACCTGTACGGATAGCCTGGATTGTCATACCATTCGCAATCTACGCCAAGGCGATAACATCTGTTCAATGTCCGGGTCTATCCGGGTAACACGCATCGGCCCGAAGTCACCGAACCCAGCAATACCAAGTGGTGCATCGTATCGTTTGAACTGACGCATGGAAGACAATATGCACGCTTGTTTTACAGCGGTAGGTACTGTAGCAAAACCCCAAACACCTTTGACCTCGATTGACGCCTGGTAATAGTTTGCGTTCTTTATGTCGAAAACAGGGAACAGATATTGTCCGATAGCCCTAATGCGTGTGAACGGTTGCGCTAGACCGGAAACGAACTGATTGAGTGGTTCCAGTTGATAGTCAGAAACAGCCCACGTTGTATCGTACACACCGTCACCGCTGTCATCAGTTTTCAGGTGTTCGATACTCTGTAGGTCGTCAATCTCGACCAGAAATGTGTCCTCAGGCAAGAACGTTTTTGTTGCTGTCCCCACATCGTAAAACACTCGTTCGCAATATCCGTCAATCTCACGAGATGCAGACTCGATTGCAATTTCGATAAGCGCGTCGTCCACGCTGTCCGTAATGCGAAGTGCCGCCTTCACATCAGACAATGTGGCATATCCATTAGTGATAGCCATAGAAACCTCCGCTATCAGTTTACTCGATTAGTCCCACGAGTTGTCGCGCCTACGCACAATAGACCACATACCGTCACCTTCGTCGGTCATGGCACAAGCTGCGTTAGAAGGACTCCAATCTGGTACAGCTGTTTCGTCAGCCAAGGTTCCGCCTACGGTAGTAAAATTACCGCCAATACGCATTCCTTCTGCTTTAATTTCTTCAGCAGCGGCGTAATTGGTTACGTCAACTTTAAAGGTTACCGATACTTGTGCAGATACTGCAACGGCCATCATTAAGGCCAAACTTAGAATGTAGATTTTTTTCATAAAAAGATGTTTTAAAAGAATTTAATTACCTTAGTGTCAAAATTACACTAAGTCGGAGTAAAATTAATAAAATAATCAAAAATTACTAATCTAATTGCGGTTATTAAGTGGTATGTAAAACACCGATTTAGCTTGTAAGGCATTAAAGCAACTTAATTTAATTGTTCACACTAAAATTTTCTAAGTATTTGAAAATGAAAAGATTACTCACAAGGTTCAGCCTTTTTGTACTCATGGCATTCATGCCTATGTGGCTATTGGCGCAAAACGCAACCCTTACGGGAAAAATTCTGGACGAAGAAAAAGAAGCCCTCATTGGAGCAACAATTTCGCTTGAAGGAA